ACCTGTCGAGTTGTCAATAGTGAGCGACAGCGTTTGAGGCGAATAGTTCTCCAGCCATCTCTTTTTCCCGTTAAAAAATGACAGAGAATAGACGAACCCGTTAAGGCTGTATCCGTCCACTGTGACTTTCCAGAGGTTCTGATTCATCAGAGAGGCCTTGTGGTCACTGGCACTGGGCCACTCATTCGGACATATCGTTGAAGAGCTGCGACGACAGCGTTCGGATCTGCCGAAGTGACTGTGATGTTGATAGTCGGGCCTCCGCCACCGAATCCCATGCTTGCAAGTTTGGAGAGAGGGATGATCGCTTCGGGTTCGCCGCCTTCGCCGATCATGGCGATCTGAGGCGAGGTTACGATTCCTCCTTCAGCTAGTCGGTTAAGTTTGACTGGCGGAATCTCGCCGAAGTTGACCCAAGGCCCGGCAGCTTTGTCAATGCCGTCGAGGATGATGTTTAGGCCTTTGATGGCGAAGTTGAGTCCGCCTTCTAGACCTGAGATGACTGCGTTGATTACGCCTTTGAACGCTCCGCCTACTTTGTCAAAGATTGAGCCGGCTAGATCTTTGAGTCCGTTGAAGACTGTGATCACCATGTCTTTGAAGAGGACGATCCCTTCCCATGCTTTCTTAAAGGGCCAGAGGATGAGGTCTAGGACTGTTTTGAATGCTGTGCCGATCCATCCGATGAGGTTGCCAAGAAAGCCAATGATGGAGTCTTTGAAAGTGATCACTGCGAGAACTGCGAGACCGAATGGCCCTGTGATGATTGCAAGTAGTAGAGGCCAGTGATCTACTGCCCAGTCAAAGACGAACTTGATCGCGTCCCAGACTTTCTCAAATGCTGTCCCGATTGCCTCAACTGCTATCCCGAAGATGTCAAACTTCTGCTGGAGGACGATAAGGATGGCAACGATGGCAGCGATAGCGATCGCAATGAGGAAGATCGGGTTCATTGCCATGACAGCATTGAAAACTTTTTGAACTGCTGCGAATGCTTTCGTGACTGCTGTCCATGCTTTCATTGCAGCGTTCACTGCTACGACAGCGACAGCGAGTCCGCCGATTACTGCACCAATGGTGACGATGAGTGTCTTATTCTTTGAGGCCCATGCTGCAAATTCCAGGAGCTTCGGGAGCAGTTTATTCGCAAGAGGGACGACCGCTTGACCGATGGACTCTTTAAGTTCGCCCATCTGGATCCCAAGGTTCTTCATCTTGCCCTGAGTCGTGTTCGCTGCAGTGTCCGCTTGACCAGAGAAAGTCTCGCTCATTGCTGCAAAGACTTCATCCGCTGATGCGCCACTCTTAACCAGATCGGCTAGTGCTGGATCTAGTTTCTTCAGTGGGCCGAGATTCCCATTAAATGCCTTGCTCAACGCGTCGGAGACAGCGCCGAGATCCTTCCCAGTACCGGCAGAGACATCAAGAGCGAGACCGAGAAGGTCTTGAGCCTTGGTGACATCTCCAGTACCTCGAATGAGTGAGTCAAGAGCTGGGCGTAGTTCGTCGTCGGCGACAGCTGCAGCGACTGAAGTCTTTGAAATGAAGTCTTCAACTGATGAGACTTGAGCGTCTGATGCTCCGGTGACATTCTTGAGAGTCGTACCAAGTTTTTGGGCTGCAGCGTCATCTTCGGCGAACGCTTTGACAGCATCAAAAGCGACAGCGCCGATCGCTGCGATAGCGAGCCCTGCAGGGACTGCAGCCTTGCCGATGGCGAACGCTGCCTTCTCGCCTTTAGTTTCTAGACGCTTAAAGTCGGCGATCGCTTTGTCAATGCCGGCAGGGTTCCACTCTGAGATGATGGGGAGGTTGATAGCCATTAGCGCTTCACGATCCTCTTGTTGGTTTGGCCCATTACTTCTTGAACGATCATGTCGACTCGCCGTGTGATCTCGTCCAGATAGTCGTCAGAGCGCGCCCAGATGAAGCGTGAAGGGCTGCGGAGTTTGCTGGTCAGATCGTTAGCGAAATTGGGTCGAGCGCGCAGAGGGTTTTTGTTGCGTGTCTGGTTGGGGCCTCGTCCTGCCATGTCGGTCATAGAGAGGGCTGCACCTTTAGCGGTGATCTTCACTGTTCCGATGGACTCGTATTGTGCTCCTGCGCTGAGGTTGCGTTTGCGAGCCTTGCGCGTGTCCACTTTGACGACGACATTCTTTGACTCGTTCTTCCATGCTGTGCGTCCGTTGTGCTTTTGTCCTGTCAACGGTGGCGACGACGGAATTGAGTCCTTAATCGCAGAGACGAGAGGATCCATAGCTGCTTTAATGTCTTTGGTGATCTGCCGACGGAGAGCAGGATCAACCTTCTGGATCTCACGAAGCGCATCTTTGAGTCCTGCGTAGTCAACTCCTACTGATGCAGCCATTAGGTCTTCCGTCTTTGTTCATTGATGATCTGAACGCAAGTCGCCAGATCATCGGTCTCGAATGTTATGTGCGGAGGCCAGAACCCAGTCTCAACTAGCAGAGCTGCTAGTTGTCGCCGGAAGCCTCCTGTGTAGGGACTGCGGTCGCAGTCTCCACGACTTCTAGATCTTCTAGTTTCTTGACGAACTCATCAAATGAGATCGGGACTGGATGACCTTGCTGTTTACTGGCCTCGTAGGCCATGAAGGCTAGATCTTCCATCCCGATCCCGTTCGCAAGATCTGATGCTCGTCGCTTGAACTTACGCTCCCACGAGATGATCACGAAAAGGTTTGTGATTACTTGGTAGGTCTCGCCATCGGCGAGCTTGACACTAAGTGTAAGTTTCATGGGTTCTCCTAGTCGGGGTTCGGATTAGTTACTAGATCAGGTGATGTCGCGAGCGAATGTTCCGCCCATGAAGGTCGCCTCAACAACTGAGAGCTCGCCAACTGCTGCCGAGATCGGAGTCACGGTCGCCAAGTAACAACCAGTCAGCGTGTACTCAGGATTCGAGGCTGATTCGGTTGCGCCGGCAGGGCTGATGACGATCGTGGAGATCACGCCGAACATTGAGTTCAGCATGGTTTCAACTTCGGTTGCGCCGTAGCTCTGGAACAGTGTGAGCGTAAGCTCATTGCTGAAGAGGCCAGCGGTGAAGGTGCGTGAGGTCTGACCGAAGGCCGTGTTCTCAAGTGCTTCAGCGGTGAGTGTCAAGGTCGCTGCCGAGCAGTGATCGGTGAGTGTCATCGCCGAGGGGCTTGTGACGGTGACGGTGGGGTTGGCTAGGTAGGTGACTGTTGCGGTCATTGTTTTGTCCTTTATACGCGGCTAGTGCCGATTCTTATTGTGAGGTCATAAGCAGGTAGCTCTGCAGAACCGATCGAGGCGATCGTAGGTCTGCCAGAGATAACTGCGAGAGAAGAGTCCATTAGTTGATCAACGACTCCGAGTATGTAGTCCGTAGTGTCCTGGTTGCCGGGTGGCGCGCCCAACACTCGGAGATCGATCGTGATGTCCGCTGTTTGGTTATTGAACGAGCTGAAAGTAGGAAGCTCAATGAATACAGTAAGAGGTCGAGCGTTGCGAGGGTCAGTGACCGGCACAAGGCCGAGAGCGGTGATCGTCGCTGAGACAGCGCTGATCGTGTCTGTGAAGATGCCTGCCATCTCATGCCACTTGCGATCTCTTGATGCCGAGCAACTGGTTTATCCGACCCATTGAAGCTACAGGTGCGCTGATGTTCATGTCTTGGAAACTGTTGAAGGAGTCCAAACTTCCGCGTTCTCTGTACAACGATGCCGCCATCAGCACGACTCCAGCTTTGACTGCAGCATCCGGGACGGTCGTGAGTGAGTCATGGTAGCCGGCCTGCACTCTGCGCTTGAACGACCATGCATTACTGGCATTAACTGATGAGGTCATGAAAGCTGTGTCATTGGCGGTCGCTCCGCTAATGCCAAGAAATTCGGTGAGATCGCTCACTGTTATCCAGCTACAGGTCTGAGTCCAAACGAGCGATCCGACAGGATCTGCAGCTGATCGTGGAAGGTCGTCGCCGACATCGTTGAAGAGCAACTGGTTCGGAATGATGACATCCGAGTCGAAAAGATAGTCGCCTTCTTCGTCAATGCCGATGAACAAATAGGTCGGTACTGCATAGACAATGTGTGAGCCGTTGAGCCCATGTCCTAGACCTGAGAGCGTGATCGTTTGACCGATCGCGATGTCAGTGTTCTCAAGAGTCTGAACGACGGCAACATCTGACAGACGCTGGTGATGCGTGACTGTAAATGTTGCCATCGTTCGTTCCCTCTACTCGTCTAGTCGGTTCAGGCTCGCTTGACGAACTTCGTCGCGTCAATCATTACGGAGGAAAAGTACCCTCTGAACTTTATGACTCGACCGAGCGCACCGTCTGCAAGTTCAACACTGACGGCTCCGCGCTGCTGTTCCCAACACTCGAATCCAGTGCTGTCACCGACATACACTTGGTTTGAGATGTTGCGATCCACGACAAGGTTCAAGCCGAAAGCGTTGCCGTTGAAGTTGCTCGCTGCAGTTGTGCCGAATGCGTTCTGTGGCCCAATATTTGGGAACAACGGACGACCGGAGTCGTCGCTCAATGAGCCTAGACCTGCGTAATAGTTAGGTGACAAGACAAGCACATTCGGCAAGTTGCCATTCGAGTTTTCAAGGATGTCTTTCGCTGAGCCATAGATGAATGAGACCCAGTCTGCTGGCGAGGTGTCGTCTGTCAGCGTTTCGGTTTGCGAAACTCCGGCTTGGAAAGTCGTGCAAGCTGCGATGTCGGTGGCGTTCGCGTAGATGCGAGCCATGTCGTCAATCAATGCACCGAGAACTTCGGGCGAGGTGAAGTCCATTGATTCTTCGG